TCCTGCAGCTGTATCGGAAACGTTCAACGGATCTGTTGCTGTCTCTACATCGGCTGTAACAGGTTTAACAAGTACATCACGCGGTGTGATTGTAACTTTGGAATCCTCCTTAGCTACATCCATACGCTCAATGAACTTGTTGTCATTACTTGAAGTATTCGGCAATGACAAATAACCTTTCTTGTTATAAACCAATTTAGTACGTAACAGCTTTGAATTATCTGCAATAGACAAACACTGTGCTACCCATTTAGCGAACTCCTTAAATGATTCACCTACAAAGTTCAGTTGGCTATCTTCATAGAAACACGTCAGAATTTGCAACATACGTGCATACTGACGGTTCTCAGCTTCTTCAACTTCAGAAGGATCTTTCATCCAAGGTGCCATATTAGGTTTCCACTCTGTGTGTTTAAACTCTTGACCGTCTTTCTCGAAGGTAATCTCCAAGAAATCCAGACCAGTAGGACTTGTTGCTACTTTTGCAGATTTCAATTTTACATCTTCGTTGATACCTGCAACGAATGCGCTCGATTTCCGGTTTGCTGCTTCAACAGCTTTATCTTTACTATACATAAGCTTCTATTATTCTGGTAAAAATATTTTTGTCATGTCTACTGTAATGTTGTTGTTATCATCACTTGTAGCCACTGTAATTTTCTTTCCTCGAAGGTGACTTGCTCGTGCTTCACGAATAGTATTTTCACCGCCTTCAAACGAGATTACTGTCTCGTTTTTCTTGCGATATACGTATCCGATAGCATCTGCTTCTCCACATAAGATATCACCGAGTTTTCCAGTAAGGTCAATAGACATTTCTGAAAGTTCTTCACCATCTTTGTTAATCATCTTTTCTTTCACATGAGCTACAAGAATAAATGTGTCACAAAGTGATTTGAACATATCGATAACTTTACGTACTGCTTGTCGCAAGTACATGTAACCTGAACCGTTTGGTAAAGTACGAACATCGTTTCCGGTGTATGCTTTGCCCATTGGAGTTTGTTTGTAGATCTGGGTTGCGTAACTCAGGCACATCTCCTCAAGTCGTGTTGCATTATCGATAGTGATATATTTATATGGGTATTTACCACCATTATTTTTCATTTCCTCTCTAATTGCGTTAGCAATATCTCCAAAATCAGAGATACTACGAGCTTGTACATTTAAAGATGGAAGTGCTTGGTAACCGTTTTCAAGGTCAATAATCAAGTTGTTCTCTAATGATGCCATTAAGGTACTTTTCAATTTTGTTATCGTTAAGTTTTTTATCTTAACTTCTACAACTTCTTATTTGTTGTAGTTCAGCGTACATTTTCATCTGTTCTAGATGTTGAGCACTCTTGGGAATATTATATTTATTCAATTCCTACGCGTTACGCAGCTATAAACCCTTTCGCAATGTTTATAGTTTGTTCGGTATTAGCATCACAGCCTTCACCGATTTTGCTCAATTGTGATTTATATGATTCCTCATATAAACGGCAATATTCTTTATTACCTGCCTTAGGGCGTCCGAAAAGAATTAAAAACTTAGGATTATTAACTTTCGGTTGACTTTTTTCTTTTGGTAAAGTAATCATTACGCTGCTGTGTTAATGATCGTGTTAATGTTAATAATAACATTAGTGATCGTGGTTTTCTGTTTTTCAGTCATATTACTCGGCAGAATGGCAATATTGTTCTTCTTAGGAATATACATCATACCAATCTGAATGAAGTTCTGATATACACGTACCGGCATACCGAACCATTTGTAATCATAACCTTTGTCGAGAGGGCAATTAATACTCTTTGCATAAGCATCGAGTTTCTTCATTGCGATATCAAAATCATCAAGAAGGTTGTACTTCTCTACAAAACGTGTCTCAAACGGCAGTTTGAAACAAGGAACTTCTTCACTAACCTTAAACCAGCTATCGGGGTAGACTGCTGATACGTGATATACACTGTCCTCATTGTTGAATGCAATGTAATCACCAGGTCCCGCATATTGTACGCTAGACTCTGTTTTCGGGCCATCAATACCATCAATAGTCAGAAACGGATATTTTTTAGCGATTCGATTAATCAAAAAGTTTTTCAAGAAACCTTTATTATCGTCTGCTTTACTCGGAAGTTCAAAATAAAATGTTTTCATAATTTTCAGCCTTTAATTTTTAAATGAAATTTGTTTTTCCTGCTGCGCCTGTGTATTAGTCTCAATCAAGTTGCCATATTTCAGCTCGTTGTCAAATTCTAATATACATGGTTCTCCTGCATCTCTTACTTTTAGGAAATGTAGGTAAACCTTATTTTTTACAGGTAAACGTTGACTACCGTATATAGCTAAACCATATAGTTCTGGTCTTGCTATAGCTATAACATAATCACTTGCTTGGAAAATTGCGTCAGACGCAGACAGATCACTACGCATAGGATAGTGACTGCTTGGATTATTAAGTCTTTCAGGTTGCTCTATATTTCGGTTCATCTGTGAAATCTGTATAATACTCGTATTAGATAATTTCTTCATACGAATAAACATTTTCTGTAAATCGACTAGAGTTCCACGTTCGCTGTCACCTTCTACTAGAAGGGTATGGTCTAGTATGACTATTAACCATTTGCCTTTGGCGTATTCTTCGTGGAATTTAACAATAGTTTCTTCAATCTTACTTACTCCGCAAGGCGTGTCTACGTAGTAAATAGGATAAGACTTCAACTTGTCAGCAATTTCTTTAACTTGGTTAAAGTCGCTGTCTGATAAGTCTTGTTCAGCACTATACAGTTCTGAAGTTGTCTTTCTCATTCTGTTTGAGATTGCTCTACCTACATTTCTGTAACTAAGCATCTCAAATGAGAAGCATAAAACTACTATTTCCTGTTTAGAATTAAGATCTATCAAATCATAGCTCAATGTGTTTGCAAATGCAGATTTTCCAGAACCTGAACCACCAGCTATAGTAAAGATCATGTTCGGTTCAATACCACCACAACAAACCTTATTGAATTTCTTCCATCTGGTTTTAAGAGGTTGTATTGTATGATCTTTTCTTTTCTGGATGTAGTCGATTGCCTCTTTGGATACATCTGCTACTGTTTTAAAGTAACTTGCTTCCATAAGGGTCTTCTACTTTTTGTTGTTTTTCAAATTCTCTTTCATCTGCGAGGATTTCCCATTCTCTGTTGGTTATCCATTTCCACATTGTTTTCATATAACCTAGTTTTCCTGTGGTCATCTTACGATCGATATCCCATTTAAGCAAGTCAAGAATATATTCATGCATCGCTTTAGATTTACCGACGATTCGGTTATACTCTTTACGACACTTATTTACATTAGTGCGTAAGAAACCTTTAGTACCATCTGGTCTATTTACATATATAGGATAGTTTTCGTAAAATGTATCGAACCATGATTTCTCAGGTTCAAGGAATTTTTTGGTTGTACTAGATAGCTCATAGTATGTACCATTGCTATCTTCTGTTTTAACGATTAAATCGTCATCAATTAGCTCTTGTATTTCGTTCTCGTCAATTCGGCTGACAATCTCGTGAACGTCTTGATTCTTATTTTGATTTCCATTCATTGTAAGAGCCAGGAATACTAATTGATTGATAGATATGTTTCCAAGTTTAAAAAGTTCAGTGTCTACTTCTAAAATCATAATCTTAATGTTTTTATGAGCTTAGATGACATTGTATGCGATTTTTGGTTTTAAAACAAGCTCAGTTGTCTTGGTTTTATTTCTTCTACTACCTTTATACACTCTTTCAAGTAATATCGGTAGTTTATTTTTCTTTCTGTAATTGGTTTGTCATCCATTTTATTAAGTATAGTAATACCAGAATCTGATAATAATTTCTCATAATCAGTTCGTTTACCATGCTCATCAACTTTACATTTGTATAAGTATGGTCCATTCGTTGATGCATAGAATCTATTAATTCGCTGTATTAGCTTATCGTTATATTCTACTGAGAACTTCTTATCAACTTTTTGATATGTCATAAACTTATTAATGTCAGTACAATTATAGATGGTATCTTTTAATGGTATATCATCTACTAAGTAACGTTCAATAGCTTCAGGTATGATCTTTGCAGACATACCTTTACCTAATTTTACTTCGGTAATGAACATTCCTTTCTCTTTAATCAGTTTACGATCTTTAGTGGCTTTGTAACCTTCTTTTACTGCAATGTAATCATTAACAGCGTATTGGTACATAGCTTCGAATCGATCTTCTTCTAATGTGAGTTTGGTTTGTTTTTCCCATTCACTACAAACCTGTTTAATCTGTTCATATTTACTCTTTTTAAGTAAGACGAATAAACCATCAGTATTTGCTTGTACTATGCGACAACCTAAGTCAGTTAGTCTTTCAGCTAACATAAGCAGCAACAATTGTCCATTAAT